CTATTCACACTACAACTACTCATTCACCATCTATGGGGGTAAAAACGAAATGTGTATAATGGAGTAGGGGAGTGGATTGGTGTAAGGGTTATGAGTGTGAGGGAGTTAGGTGTGTTGGTGGGGCGAGGGAGGTGAAAAACGAAATGTTACTTTTGCTTTACTTTTATGTGACGTTCGGGAGGGTTTGAAAGGTTCCGTTCAAGTTGAAATGTTACATTGCCTTCGGAAAGGGGTCAAAAGAGGCCTGTTCCGGGGGCTTTTTCGTCAGGCGGGTAATGGGATCAATCGTGGGCGAGGGCTGGCAGGGGCTTGTTTCAGGGCCTTTGCCGGCCTTTTCTGTGGGTCTCCGGCTGCGGGGTTCTGCGATGGTGTCGTATGGCTTTCAAACGGCCGGGAAAAGCCTTTCAAACGGGCCGCCAGAAGGGGCTGACCACAGTTCCCAGATGCCGTCCCCAAAAAGGATAAGAAATTCGTTTAGAAATTCATTTAGGAATTCAATATTCCGGATTGTAAAAAACGAAATGTGCGTGTTAGGAATTCATTTAGGAATTCACTTTTGCGACATCGATACCCCTCTACGGAGGGGGTTAACGACACGGAAAGGGGCAAAAATGGCAGTAAAAAGGCGGTTAAGTACCCCCTTATGTCACGGATTCGGCGGCAAACCCGGGGGTTAAGTGGGTGATAGATACGTGGTAAGGGTTGAATCGTGTTAAGAAAAGTGTGCGCGCAAGAGTTTTCCGGCTATTTTTGCTTCAAGGTCGAGAAAACGGATGCCGTTTCTTCGTTGATTCTGGATAGTTCTTCAAAGAAACGCTTTGTTCCAGACCGGCTGACAATGGCTCCGAAATACCTCCCTATATAGACAAAATGACCAGAAGCAACCACATAGTGGCGAATATCGGGGCAATCCTCAGCGCAAAGACCATCATCGTCCCCTTTATAATCAATGATTTCGGTAAGGCGTTGAAAATAACGCTCACTCGCCAAACAATTAATGTAAAATTCGCCGCCTTCCATTTCTCCTACAAGGTAGACGCTATCTCCAATGAGCTGAAGAATCTTGATTCCGCCTTCGCTATGGAGGTCGCCGAACACGACCCCTCCAGGACTGATGTCCACAATCATCTTTTTGTCCAACAAGTCCAGAAGTATTTCATTTTCGACTAATACCATGACAGACGCACGTTTGAAAGAGTACTTATTTAATAGTGGATACCTGACTGATTGCACACGTGGAATCATCGGCTACATCCCCCCAACTAAGTATTGTCCTTTGATAATACAAGGTAAGTGTGTCGTCGGTGATCTTTATGCTGCCGAAAAACTAATAGCTGAGGGACTGACGCTCGAGGAGTTCATTGCGTGGGAGTCATTCCATAGTGTGGAAGGTGAGGGAGGCTTTGACGAGGGCGAGGGCGGTGACTGAGGAGAGGGGGATGTCCTTGGGGGCGAAGGACGGGTTGAAGCTGGCGAGGCGGATCTTGGCCGGGTCGTCCGCCTTCCGGATGTATTTCACGGCGGTGTAGCTGTCGCCGTCGAGGGTGAACGATAGGAGGTAGATTTCTCCCCAGAGGATGCTGTCAAGGGACAGCTCCTTTTTTTTGTACATAACGATGTCCCCGGACTTCAGGAGCGGCGACATCGACTCCCCTCTCACGTATATAGCTCCGTCCACCGGCGGGAGGTTGGGGATACGGAGGAAGTCTTCGGGCTGGATGTTGTGGTTGTTGAATATGGCGACCAGTCCGGCGGAGGCATCGAAGTCGTAGAGGGGCACATCTTGAACATCCACCTTCCTGTCCGTACGAAGCTGAGTATGTTCGGGAACGACATCAGTGGCGTTTTTCAACATACTACCCTTACCTGTCAGTAACCATTCTGAGTTTATGCGATAATTGCCTACGAGTATCGCCATTATATCTGCGCCTGCTAACATTCTACCATTCAGAATTTCTGAAAACTTGGATGCCCCTATGCCGCATTCTTCCGCGAACTTCCCTTTCGTGAGTGAAGGTGTATCTCGGAATATTTGATTGATAGCCAGAAGAGTTCTACTATTTATTTCTTTTTTGTTCATAATTTCAAAAAATCTGTAAAATAATTCAGAATAATTGTTGTATTTCAGAAAATCTGTATATATTTGCAGTGCTTAACACTGTTAAGCCGAGGACAAAGTTAGGAAAATAAAACAGATTAGGGAAAAATGACAAAGAGACGTGTTTACACGCTGTACGGCGATGTCGAAGCTCTGGAGACGGCGGTGCGCCGCCTGATGGAATGCGGGTTCCATTTCCACTACACGGGGGAGTTCCTGTACGACAGCGGACCGTGGGACAGCTTCATCGACGCGCACTGCTGGGACATCAGGGACAGGCTCACGGCCCGCGAGGAGTGCTGGATAGACGAGGAGTTCACTGTCATCAATAATATGTAGACGAAAAACCAATCAATCGATATGAGAACATACATCAGAGTACCAGACGCGCTCCGCAAGGAGCTTATCACGAAATTCGGAGTCTCCAGGCCCACGGTCTGGTCGGCCCTCAATTATCTGACCGCCGGGGACCGTCCGGAGGCGATCAGACAGTACGCCCTGCAGCACGGCGGCTCCATCGAGGAGCAGAACTTCATCCCGAACTGCCGGACGGAGTACACGGACGAGGAGATCGTCCAGACGTTCGCCGGCGGCGTGCAGGTCAGGACGGACAGGAATGACGGCGTCGTGAGGCTGGTGCAGGACGGGACGGTCGTCGAGTCCTACGAGGCCGTGACGCTGCAGGCGTGGGGGAACATCCTGCACCGCGCGCAGATGATGTCGCAGGGGCGGGTCGCGAGGGCCGCGAAGAAATGAGGCGGTGGCTGAAGGTGTCGGGGTGCGCCCTGCTCGCGCTGGCGGGTCTCGCCGTGGCGGCGGTCATCGAGCCGTGGCCTCTGGTGTGGTGCGTGGGGTTCCCGATGGCTTACGCCGGGGTTATGGGGATATTAAGTGAAACGGAAATCAAACATAAAAAGTAAAGACAATGGAAAAGATAATGGACGCCGAAGTTCTTGCCGGACACATTGCCCGCGTGGAAGAGCTCATTCTGGAACTCTCCAGAGAACTGGAGTTATTAGAGCCGGAATATATCGGAGGTGAGGTGTGGGATGATGGATACCGATTCACAGCAGACAGTATCTCACCGCTCCGGGAACTTCTCGAACAACAAGCTCGCCCAGCTTTCGGAGCAGAGCCGTCGCTTCTGAGTCATAAGGATCTATCCGGATGTATAAATGCATCTCGTATCCGGCATCAAACGGAATGGGTGCTGAAAAAGAAGATGCCTGCCAAGGATAGCCACGTTCTGATGTGTATCTCATTTTGCGACGGTGCAATTCCGGAACCGCCAGACCCCTACAGCGGTACATCGCCTGTTCATCCTGACATAGAAAGCATAGATCTACCATAATCACTGTTGTTTATTGAGATGCAAAGATAGCGAGAATCCCGGAGAGGGCGGGCGCGTCAGGTGGTTCGACTCCACCCCTCTCCCCCAAGACACTAACAGAGATGACGTATTACGGAAATACCATAGCGGTGACGGTGGACGAGCTGACAGGTGGCGACGGCCCTGTCATCACATTCGCTAATTACCAAAACTTGCGACAGCGCGGCCGCATCAACGTGCTGCGTCCGGGCAAGGGTCTGGGCAGTCCGGCGCTGATAGAGTACGCGTCGCTGCCGGAGCGGTTCAGGACGCGGTTCGCGGCGAAGTACGGCGACCCGGAGAAGGTCCTGAGGAGGGAGTCCGCCGGGCTTGCGCAGGATCAGGCGGCGCAGCGCTTCTTCCACGACTACCGCCTCCCCGACGGGAGGAGCATACAGGAGGAGAAGCAGGAGGAGTACACGGTGAACGCGCGGGTGCTGAACGCGCTGCAGGGGATGCTGGACACGCAGAGGGTGATGCGCAGGGCGTGCAACAACAGCACGCCGGTCGCCTGGGGCAACATCCTCCGCGCCTCGGAGGACCTGCGCGAGGCCTACGGGCACACGCTGCCGGCGGGCGAGGCGAGGCTGCGGGCCAAGATGCGCGAGTACGCGAGGGAGGGGTACGCCTGCCTCGTGTCGGGCAAGCTGGGGAACCGCAACACGGTGAAGATAACGGAGGAGGGTGAGAGGCTGCTGATAGCGCTCAGGCGAAGCAGGACTCCAGTTTACACCCTCGCCCAGATATTCGCGGAGTACAACGGGGTCTGCGGCAGGAAGGGCTGGAAGCCCCTGCGCAGCGAGAACTCCCTGCGGCAGTTCCTGGAGCGTCCGGAGGTCAAGCCCCGGTGGTACGACGCGGTGTACGGGGAGCTGGCCTCGAAGCAGCTCTTCTCGCGCCGCAACAAGACCCTGATGCCTACGATGAGGGACTCTCTCTGGTATGGGGACGGCACGAAGCTGAACCTCTTCTACAAGGATTACGAGGGCGGGAAGCTGGTCGTCAGGACAGCCTTCGTGTACGAGGTGGCGGACGCCTTCAACGAAACGCTCCTAGGCTTCGCCGTCGGGAAGACGGAGAATTTCGACCTCCAGTACAGGGCGTTCAGGATGGCGGTGGAGACGTCCGGCCACAAGCCGTACGAGATAGTGACGGACAACCAGGGCGGCCAGACCACAAAGACCGCGCAGGCCTTCTTCGCAAGCATAACGTCGCACGTGTCCCGGACAACCTCACCTTATAACCCCCAATCAAAGACGATTGAACGTCTTTTCGGGGAGTTCCAGCGCCAGATCCTCGGGCAGGACTGGAGGTTCACCGGAGGCAACATCTCGGCGAAGGAAGCCTGGAAGATAAACAGGGAGTTCGTCGATGCGAACAAGGAATCCCTATACACCTACGATGAGCTGCTCGCGGCCTATGCGGAGGCGCGCAGGAAGTGGAACGCGGTGGACGGCAGGCTGGAGGCCTATCTGGCGAGCGCGAACCCGGAGACGGAGGCGGTCTCGCAGATAGACATGGTGAACCTGTTCTGGGTGAGGACCGACCGCCCGTCGAGATTCACCGCCGACGGCATCACCGTCCAGTATCAGAAGCGCAGGTACACCTACGAGGTCCTGACCGCCGACGGCAGTCCGGACTACGAGTGGAGAAAGGTGAACACCGGCAGGGAGTTCATCGTGAAGTTCGACCCGATGAGGATGGATATGGCGATGCTGTTCGAGCAGACCGCGACCGGGCTGCGGTACGTTGCCACGGCGTATCCTTATCTGACGGTCCACAGGAACATACAGGAGCAGAAGGACGGGGAGATGGCCCTGATAAGGAGGAACGATTCCGAGAACAAGAGGGTGAGGGTGCAGCGCAGGATCGAGAACCACGCCCTGGAGTTCGAGCACGGCGTGGCCCCGGAGCAGAACGGGCTGAGGACGCCGGTGCTGAAGGGCATCAGCGAGAGCGAGTTCGAGACGTACGCGGACGCGGTGGCCGTCGTGGCGCATCCGGAAGCCCCGGACATAACGGACATAGGGCTGTTCGGCAAGGAGCTGAGCAATATGGACTACAACCCTCTGGACGCGATAAGGAGAACATAGCAAATCAATCGATATTATGGCACAGAAACTCACATTGGAAGAGAGGCAGGGCATCCGGCGGATGCTTGCCGACTACGCGGCGGGGTACGCCAGCCAGGCGAAGGCGGCGAACTCCCTGCAGGGGGTGACGAGCCCCGGCACGTTCAACGCCGTCATCAACGGCAAGTTCGAGAAGGTAAGCGACGAGATGCTCCTGCGCATCCGCGCCGCCGTGGGCGGCGGCAGGTCGGAGGGGTGGCAGGTCTGCCGCACGTCGGCGTACAAGGACGTGGAGACGCTCCTTGCGGACGCGCAGCAGTACCGCAACGTCTCGTGGATAACTGCCCCCGCGGGCATAGGCAAGACCACGGCGGCGCTCCGGTACGCGAAGGAGCACCGGAACGTGTTCGTGCTCGGCTGCTCGGAGGACATGCACAAGGCGGACTTCGTCGAGGAGCTGGCGAAGCGGATAGGCATCCGCAACGAGGGGCTGACCGTCCGCGCCACGCTGAACAGGATAGTGGACGAGCTGGTGAAGATGAAAAGCCCGCTGCTGGTGTTCGACGAGGGCGACAAGCTGACGGACTCGGTGATGTACTACTTCATCAGCCTGTACAACGCCCTGGAGGACAGGTGCGGCATCGTGTTCCTCTCCACGCCGTACATCCGGAAGAGGATGTCCAACGGCCTGAAGCTAGACAGGAAGGGCTACGAGGAGCTGTACTCGCGCATCGGCCGCAGGTTCGTGCCGCTCTCGGCGGTGACGGAGTACGAGGTAAACGCCATCTGCAGGAGCAACGGCCTATCGGACGTGAAGGCCATCGCGTCCGTGGTCCGGGAGTCCGGGGAGGTCAGGAACGGGCAGACGGAGTTCGACCTGCGCCGCGTCAAGAAGTCGATCCACAAGCAGCTGCGCATCGCCGCAGCGGCGATGCTCTGATGCCATTCGAAACCCTTTCAAACGGCATTCGCATATGGCACGCACGCTATCAGCAAGACAGGTACTTACGATAAGGTTCGACACGGTCCGCCTCGGAGGGGGATGGGACTCCTGCGTCGGCGAGATAGAGACCTCCGGCATCTGGTTCATCTGGGGCAACTCGGGGAACGGCAAGACCTCGGCGGTGGTGTCGCTGTGCAGGGAGCTGTCGGCCTACGGCAAGGTGCTCTACAACTCCCGGGAGGAGGGCGTGAGCCTGACGATGCAGAACACGCTGCGGCGCTACGGGATGGGAGAACTGGGGAGCAGGTTCCAGCTCGCGGACATGACGCTCGCGGAGCTGGACGAGCGGCTCTCGCAGCGGCGGTCCCCGAGGTTCGTGGTCATCGACTCGTTACAGTTCATGGGGCTGTCGTACCGGGAGTTCAGGGAGTTCTGCGGGAGGCACCGCAGCAAGCTGCTGATATTCGTCAGCAGGGCGAGGGGCCGTCAGCCGGAGGGCAGGGCCGCGGCGAGCGCGATGTACGACGCGGCCTGCAAGATATGGGTGGAGGGTTACAAGGCGTTCAGCAAGGGGCGCTTCATCGGCGAGAGTGGCGAGGTGACCCTGTGGGAGGAGGGCGCGGCCAAATATTGGTCGGACCCCGACAGGCAAAAATGAAAACTACAATATGAAGAAGAAACGCAATTATTCACGGTTCTACGCCCTCTGCAAGGCGGCGGGCGTAGATCTCAGTCAGTACAAGGAGGACCTGGTCTCGCAGTTCACGGACGGGCGCACCGTCTCCCTGAGGGAGATGAGTGACTCCGAGTACGAGGAGATGTGCGACTGCCTGCAGAGCGGAAGGCGGCGGACGGAGACGAAGGCGGACTATCTCGAGCGGCGCAGGAAGATGCGCTCCGCCGTGCTGAACAGGATGCAGCGGCTCGGGGTGGACACCACGGATTTCGACAGGGTGAACGCCTTCTGCCAGAATCCGCGCATCGCCGGCAAGCCGTTCGGGATGCTGACCCCGGAGGAGTTGGAGAGGCTCGTCCCGAAGCTGGAGGCCATGCTGCGCAAGCCGGGGCCGCGCGCGGCGGGAACACCGGTGATGGCCGTCCCGGTGGTGGTCTATGGCAAACCCAACCAGCTGCCGAACTGATGAGACCGATTATGACGATAGACCCGGACGGGCCGCAGGGGAACGTATTCTATATCTGGGGACTCGCCATCGGGAAACTGATAAACTGCGGGGTTTCCGCCTCCGTCAGGGATGAGATGTCAGGGCGGGTGAAGAATGCCCATAGCTATGAGGAGGCGATAGGAATCATACAGGAATATGTAACAATCAAATGGAAAGGAGGTAAGCCTATGTAGAGAAACGGAGTGCGTATGGGGAGGCGACAGGCATATTACCGCGGGTGAAAATCCACAGGTTGCAAGCACACCCGCACCATAGGGGTTCGAGTCCCCGGCCTCCTCCGGAGTTTTTTAACAGTTCAAAAATCATTCAGTATGGAAAAGATGTATTCAAGACAGGACGTGGTGCGGCTCGTCGCACTGGAGAGGGACAGATGCATAAGCATCGTCCACGGCAGGATCAAGGAGGCGGAACGGCTCGGCAAGGCCAGACCGGCGCTGGCGGCAAGGATGAAGAGCGCCGTCGAGTTCCTTGACAAGACGCTCCTGGCCGTCGTCAACGGCAAGATGAACAGGAACGAAGACTACAAGGAGCAGCTGAAGGCATTGGTGCTCAAGGACTATTTCGGTGAGCCTGACAAGTCGGAGAAATGACACTTTAATATCAGCAATATGGATATCAGTAAGATGACACAGCAGCAGAGGGCTGAACTGAAGGCCCAGCTTGAGGCAGAGGAGCGTGCCGAGAAACAGAAACGCGAGGAGGACATCAACTCATACAAGGAGCTCACTGCGGAGTTCTGCCACCGGACGAAGGACAAGATGGTAGCGCTGAGCGCCCAGATGAGGCAGCGCAAGGACGAGGTGTTCACGGAGGTGGCCTCCCTCATCGAGCTCAAGGAGAAGCTGTTCAACGCCAAGGTGGACCGCCACAGCAACTCGTTCACGGCGGACGGCATCACCGTCTCGCTCGGCCGGAGGACGAACGACGGCTGGGACGACACTGTGGAGGTGGGCATCGCCAAGGTGAAGGAGTTCCTCTCCTCGCTGGCGAAGGACGGGGATTCGGCGAAGCTGTTCGCCGCCGTGATGCAGCTGCTCTCCAAGGACCGCAAGGGCAATCTGAAGGCGAGTTCGATGCTGCAGCTGGAGAAGTACGCGGCCGAGTGGAACGACCCCCTGTTTTCGGAGGGCGTGGCCATCATCAGGGATGCCTACAGCCCGGTGGAGACCTGCGACTTCATCGCCGTGTCCTACAAGGACGGGGACGGCAAGGTGCACGCTATTCCGCTGTCGCTGGCGGCGATGACGAGGGAGGACTGAGGTATGGAAGCCATCAATGTCGACGAGCTGTTCAGGCAGACGGCCGAGAGAAACATAGAGACGCTCGCGTCCTCGCTCGTGAGGGAGATGACCATCAACGAGGCGCAGACCAGACCGGCGCGGAAGGTGCACACCTCGTCCCTGATTGTCGGGGATGAAGGCAGGTTCATCGCCCTGAACGGGTCCGCCCACCAGATGGAGGGGTGTTTCACGGAACTTTTCAGGCGCAGGCCGGAGCTGCGCTGGACCGTCCAGTCGGTGCTCGACAGGATGTTCCGCATAGCCGACCAATGAGGAGCGTGACAGATATCGGGCTGCTCCGTCCCGGGGACAGGATAGTCCGGATAGGCCGGTATGGGGATGTCGAGATAAGGGAGTACCTCTGTCCGCATCCCCACTTCGGGGACCGGGCGATATTCCTTGATAGCAACGGGTATCCGATGATGCTGTGCTCGGACACGGACATAGAGTCCGGACACTGGTACAGGTTCGATCCGGACAGATGGGGTGACGTGTACCGTATGGCCGTCGCCTATCACACCCGGGAGATAACACGAATCAAAAAACAGAGTGAAGTTATGGAAGACAAAGTGAAATCAGAACGTGACTGTGGGGATTGCGCATATTTCAGGAACGGTCCCGAATACGACTACTGCTCGCTGAGCGGGGTGCAGGCTGAGTGCTGCGACGCGGCCTGCGAGGTCTTCGAGGAGCCGGAGTGATTCTCCGATGCTTATGGATTTAGGGATAGACCGCCGGGAATGGCGGTCTGTTTTTTGTAGAGTATTGAAAGGCCACTCGAACGGATTGAAAGGTGTTTGAAAGCTATTTTGAAAGGTTTTTCCGTTATGATTATTGGTATTCACGGAAAGTTTTATAATTTCGCAATGAGTTAAAGTTTTTGTGTATGGACAAGAATCTTACTGAAAGTTACGACCAGTTGATGAAGGGTTATAAGCCTTCACAGTATGTCAATCAGAGCTGGCCGATGAAAGACGGGATGTATCAGCAGTATTCCGCCTTTGAGGATGACGTCCAGTGTGCGTCAGGAACACATAAGTCAACCGTAATGCTATAGAATTATGCCGAGTTGGAGCTATTTCAAGAACCAGTCCCAATCCTGCGTGTCTCCGCAGAACCCCAATGGAGGTGTCCTGTTTCTCGTGGATCAGAAGAAGAAGTTTCTTAAGGAGCTTTCCGAACACACGGGGAGAAATACCATCCTGTATTTCTCGGCATTCATGAACAAGAATGTCCGCGATTCCACCATCAACGACAGGGATATCAACGCTTTTATGGAGACCGTGTACAAATTGAACAGAAGTAAAGGTTTTGACTTGATTCTCCATACTCCGGGTGGTGACATATCGGCCACGGAACAGATCATAAAGTATCTGCATTCGATGTTCAACGGGGATATCCGCGCCATCATTCCCCAGATGGCGATGTCCGCCGGCTCCATGATTGCGGTGTCCTGCAAGTCCATAGTGATGGGCAAGCAGTCTTGCCTCGGTCCGTTCGACCCGCAGTTCAACAATCTCCCTTGCCAGTCCGTGCTGAAAGAGTTCGACCGTGCGATAAATGATGTAAGCCGCAACCCAGCGAGCCTTGGCCTCTGGCAGACCATCATCTCAAAGTTGAACCCCACTTTCCTGACATTGTGCCAGCAGGCGGATGAACTCTCCAAGAATCTGGCGGACTACATCCTCTCGAAGAAGGATTATTCGGACGAGGTCAAGGAGCGGATAAAGGGCGTGTTCGTAAATAATGATGACAGCAAGGTACATAGCCGGCATATAGACATCCAGCGGTGCAAAGATGTCGGGCTGAACATAGAGGATCTTGAAGATGACCCGGAAATGCAGGATATGGTCTTGAGCATACACCACTGCTGCATGATATTGGGCGAAGCGAGCAATATCGTCAAGGTAGTGGAGAACAACATAGGTGGGGAGTTTTCATACCATCTGCCTCCGCAGCAGCCACGTGCCCCCGGCCCGTTGATGCAGTTCCAGATAGACGAGCCTTAGCCTTCCTGACAGACATATCCGCCGCCCCGAAAAAGGGTGGCGTTTTTTTGGTTCGCTCTCTTGAAGTTAATCGTGTTAAATTGTTGACTTGAATTCTCTGGTAATCCGTAACTTTGCGTATAAGCGGCCGCATATGCCAAAGGGAAGGAACAGGGAACTCATCAGGGCGAGGAACGAGAAGATCGCCCAGCGGTGGTATTATTGGACGGAGAAACAGAGGCTCCGGTTCGATGACGCCCTGAAAATCCTGTCGAGGCAGGAGTTCTTCCTTTCCGAGGACCGCATACTCTGCATCCTGCGCGCGTATGCCAACAGCACGCCGGCAGCGGAGTTCTCTACCCACTCACGCATCAGGCCACCGAAGATCACGGCCGAGCAGCTGTCCCTGTTCCAGGACCTATAGTTCCTCCATCTCCTCCGTTATGTTCACATTAAAAGTGGACTCGTACACCTTGACCCTCCCTGCGAGCGGGTAGGCCCTCGACTGGACTCTGCGCATATCCGACACGTCATCCCCCAGGCTGTAGCCGTGCAGGGCGCATACGACCTTCCTGTTCACGGCGAGCCTCCGTTCCATCTGGGCGAATGAGTTCGAGGATTCGTAATGGGTGTCCTCGTCGCACTGGAAGGCGACCTTGACGATGACGGTCACGGCCCCCCTCTGGATGTCCGGGAACTTCTCCGCCTTGAAGTCGGCCGTGGTCGCGTCGATGAGGCAGCAGGGGAACAGTATGGGGTAGCTGTAGCGGTCGTCGTACTGCGCCGGGTAGAGCTGGCCGGTGTCCTCGTCGATGTGGTCCAGTTCCGGCACGGCCTTGCGGAGTCTCTCCGCGATTCTGAGATAGATTGATTCCATATTCTTAGAGATTGATTATCCGTAGTATTTCCTTCTCGACATATTCCGATATCCTCGCGTCCAGCTCGGCGCTCGGCCCCATGAACTGCCGCTGCGGTATGTTGACGGTGAGCGTCTCCTTCTTCGTCAGGGCGAGTCTCTTCCACTTCTCTGCCTCCTCCGGGACGGCCTGTCCTGCGGACGCTCCCGCCGAACCCTTTCTTTGGCCTTTCCGGGGCTTTACGCCGCCGCCCGAACCTCCTTTGAGCTCGTAGTACTTCGCCCACGCGAAACGCCTCATTTTAGGCGTTATTTTTGGGTGTACAGTTCCTCCCTCGTTGTGGACTGCGGCATAGACCACGTCATTGAAGACGGTGACCTTCGCCACCCCGGGGGTGTAGTTTATCGAGCTGTACAGGTGATTCCGGGAGGACATCAGCGTCTTGTACCGGGAGTCCGCGCCCGCTCCTCCGGAAGAGAGCCTCTGGGCCTGCGGCCACGGGTGGAGTCCGCCGTCCACGAAGCCTCCCTGCCTGAAGTTGTCTTGAAAGTGCTGCTTGGCGTATTTGCCGGCGGCGACGGGGAGTTTGCGGGAGATGAGGTTCTCGACCTCCTTCTTCATCCTCTGTATGTCCTGAAGCAGTTTGTCCATCGTTCGAAAGGCGTTTGAATGTCGTTTAAAATGAGTATTTTTGCGGAAAAAGTGTATGCCACATTACAGCCTTGAATACAACCATAAAGTCTGCGATCTCGTTCTGGACATGTTTGACAATGTGCCGGGCGGGATTATCACGTATGATCAGTTATACAGGAGTGGTCATCCTCTTCCTCCCGACCAGGATGAAGTCCTTTCTTTCCTTGTGTCGGAAGGCCTGCTTGAGCAGATTCCAGACGGCTTCAAGATAACCTACAAAGGAAGGATAGTAATACACCAGGGCGGTTTCAGAAAAATGCACAGGCGCGAAAGTCTTGTAAAGCTGTGTTCGGTTGTCGCTGCCGTTGCCGGTGTCATCGCTGTTGTCCTGCAGGTGCTCTTCCGACTGCTGTGACAGGTAGAGGGAGGCGGCCAGCCGCACCCATCCGTCGAGTGATTTTTTATCTTTTTTTGTCATATCTTTTGAATTTCAAATTAAAATACTACATTTGTGGTGTGGGGAGATATAACCGCTGAAACCAGTCTGCGAAACTGGGGACCCAGAAAGGCCAAGGATTATTCCCTGGTCTTTTTGTATAGATGCTGCTTTATGTAGAAATAGACAGTATCGCTCTCGTAGGTTGCATTCCCAAAGACTCTTCTGGCATACTCTTCAATTTTCTTCGGGTCTAATTTCAACCTGTGGTCCGTGATGCAAGCGACAGCTGACTGCTTGAAGGCCTTGCCGGCATTCTTCGACAACTTATCCAGAACTAAAGGCGATTTCACGTCAACAAACGAACCAATCTCCAGCATTATGTCCGGAGTGTTCCCATTGTCAGTATTCAACCCCAATATCCGCCGCAAGTCTTTCTCGTGGGTATTTATCTCTGGCAGGAGGAATACCGTTGTTTTCCTCTCTCTGGCGAAACTCTTCGCTACGTCAAACACCCTGTCATAGTCCTCGGATTCCGTGGACTTGATGAGATGCTTCGACACCATTGCCTTCCCTTTCTTGTATACCGGCGTGAACTGATCTTCAATGGGGCTGGAATAGATACCCTTCCTCTCTTCCAGAGTATACTTTACCGTTGCACTGAGATTGCGGATGCACGCCCGGATGAACGGGCAGTTGTATTCGGGAAGTACGGGTGGTCATCCGAGAAGAGCTGTCCGGTCTTGGCGGGGTTGCCCCCGAGTCCCGGGGAGATAGGTGCGGAATCCGCTCCGTCCAGCCCGGCATTGTCGGTCACCGGCCCGTCGGTGCTCTGCCATCCGCACTGGCATCCCCATTCGTCGCCAGGCTTGTGGTGTTCCCAGAAAGGGTCGTCGATGGGCCAGATGTGGTGGTAGAACGGCTTGTGCGCCTCTCGCGGGTTGACCGCCGTGCTCGGCAGCCACTCGATGTTCGGGAACACGTCCGCCTCGGCGATGAACTGCCTCATCTCCGCCGCCCGGTGTGCGCGTCTGATGGCGGTGTCGTACTCCGTGCGGAGCCAGGCGTTGACGTGGTGGTCCACGATGCCCTCGGTGTCCTTTTTGAACTGCCTGAACGGCTTGACGTTGCCGTCCCCGTCCAGAAGCTGCGACGCGATGTCCCGTCCCATCCGGTGCGCCTTGAACGCCGAGAAGACCTCGGTGTTTGTCAGCAGCTCTTTCTTGAATCCGCTGCCGTCCTCGGACTTGTCATCATACGCGATGTCGATGCCGCCCGAGAGAATTCGGCTGACCTCGGAGAAGAGTCCTTTGTCGATCTGCGTCCGCGTGTCCAGCTGACGGCTCCGGATGTTTTCCAGAGCCTTCTCGATGATGGAGGAGTCGAACGTGAACGGGACGGATGTCCGGTGTTCATCCACCGCGTCCCGGTACAGGGCGTCGACTACCAGTCTAAATCCGCCCCGCCGCCCTGCAGGGCCTTGACGAAAAAACCGGTCAGGCGGTCGAAGGCTCCGCCCTTCTTTTTCTTCGGCTTGCCGCCGGAGTCCTTTTCCTCCTCCGGATCCTGATTGCCGTCCCCTCCGTCCTTCCCGTCGCGGTCAGGCTCCGTTTCGGAATCTTCTTTGTCGGGCGCATCCTCATTCTCGTCCTCATCCTCATCGTCTGTCCGTGTCAAGGCATCCGGTGCGGAGCGGGTCTTGCGCAGCTCCTCCTTCATCGCCTCGTAGTCCTTGGGTTTAGGGATGCCGAACTCCTCGTAGAGGTAGTCGTCCTCGATGGGAAGCTGCATCTCGTTCCTCAGGGTCTTGAGGATGTTGACCTTCTCCTGGGTGTTCCTGCTCTTCGGCGGGACGAAGAAGAACTCGCCGCCTCCGGTGTCAATGCCGAGCCGGGCGAAGGTCTCCGTCATCTCGTAGTTGAGAATGTTCAGGATGCGCTGCTTGATGAAGAAGTTGATGTCCTCCTCCCCTTCCTTCTGCACTGTACCGAGCGCCTGCGTGCCCTTGTCCCCGGCCTCCGTTGTGAGGGTGTTGCCGGTGACGGCCTTGCTTATCTCGTTGTTGCAGTAGGTGCCGAGCTTCTCGTAGAGGTCCCCTCCTCCGGAGACGTTCTGCGCCTGCACGAGGTTGAGACTGGTGTTGTCCGGATGGACCATTATGCCCGCCCCTCCCATCTCTGCGAGGTCGTTCACGAGCTTGCGGCGCGCCTCCTCGTCCCAGGCGCTGTACGTGCCCTCCCTGATGGGGCGCCCGAAGATCTCGGCGAAGTCTGCCCAGTCCCCCACGTTGTTCCTCTTTAGGATGACCCAGAACGCCGCCACGGCGAGGTTGCCTATGGAGCGCGGGTCGCCCACGTAGACGAGGTCGTCGAAGCTGTCCCAGCTCTCGCCGGTGATGTCCCCCTGGTGGCGGAGTATCACCCTCCTGACGGCATCGAAGTGCTTGCGGGGCACGAGCGTGTAGTTTATCCATCCGCGCTCGTCCCTGTAGAACTGGAAGAGCGTGCCGCCCACGCCCTCCCATTCGTGGTCCACAAGATCCCCGAGGAACTGGAGGAACCACGGGGACTTGATGTGCTGCTGCATCGCCTCGTCCACCTTCCCGTCCCGCATGAACTGGATGGGGGCGGAGAGAACCGCCGCCTTCTGCTTGCGCAGGACGGAGAAAAGGTGGCTGTCGAGCTTCACGTCCTCGTAGAGGTCGCAGAGCTTCTCCTTCCGAGGGTAGTCGATGACCTCCGCGGAGCGGATGGCCTTCATATAGACCCCCACGTCAAGACCTCCGCGGCGTGTCTGCTGGAGGATGATGGTCGGGGCCTGGACATTGCCGGTGTGTCCGCCGGCCGTTATGCGTCTCTTGCTGTTCTTTCCCATATTCAGAAATGATTGATTCGTTTGCTGTCGCTCCTCATCTGGAACTCCGACGAGGAGGCTCCTTGCTCCTCGCTGACGCGGTCGAGACCCTCGACCGTGACGTCTCCGGACTTCACGCCCTTGAGCCATTCCACGGCCCTCTCGTAGCGGTCTATGCGCGTCTGCGTCATCAGCCCCTCGCGGATGGAGCAGAGGTGGTATATGGCGATGTCCTTGGCGAACATCAGCAGGAGGTTGTGCCGGTCGTCCCCGGTCGCGCCGAACGCCCTGTCACAGTCGTAGCGTCCGGAGAGATAGCCCTTCATCTCTGCTATCGCCTGATTCTCCACGATCTCAAGGATGTTCTCGTCCTCTCTGGTGACCCGCTCGATGAACTCCGTCCGTATCGATGACGGGTAGTCCTCTTTTGTTATGAAATTCGTGCTGTTCATATCCTATTGCCTGTTTTTGCTCCTGCGCGCAAGAGCCTTGTATGTCACGTATGACGCCGGCTGTAGCTCGCCGGACTTCTGGTCTATTATCCAGTTCCCGCCCTCGACGCAGTCGATGCCGTCGGCGTGGAAGTTGAGTCCCATCGTGAAGTACTTGAACTCGTCCTCGAGGAGCTTCATGTTCGGGTCGTCCCTTTCGGCGGCGTTCAGCACCAGAAGCCCCTCCCTGTTCAGCGGTTCAAGGTGCGCCTCTATTCTGGTGGCCTTGTCCCCCTTGTTCCTTGCGTCCGGGGACACCGTGAGGTTGATGCCCGTGCGGCGGCTCTCCTGGGCGATAGCGGGCTTGAACACCTGCTGGAAGACCGGGTCCTGGAGAGAGTTGTTCTCCTGGTAGATGTAGACGGCCCTGCCGGACTTCGCCCTCGCCAGCGTCAGCAGCGTGAAGTAGTGGCCGACGAACTCGGCGGTGGTCATCTTGCCGAGAAACCCTTTGATGACATAGAGGGTCGAGTCCAGTTTGCCGAGCAGGAACATCGCCTTCTGGGAGCCTTTCCGGTTCTTTGCGGTCCCCTTGGACTCGCTCGTCGTGGGGTCGGCATATATAACCAGGAACGGGAAGCGGCCCAGGGGCGGCACCTTCCCCCATTTCGTGTCCGGGAATATCTTGCCCTCGGTGAGGGGGTTGTTGAAGTACTCTCCCTGCTGCGCCTTGGAACTTATCTTGGAGAGGACGGTGTCTATCATCTCCTCCGTGTTCTTTTCCGGCCAGGTGCTCTTTCCGTCCTCGTCCCTGATGTTGACGATGTCCCAGCTGTTCGCCCTCTTGCCGGCTCGGACGATGCAGCAGTCCTCGGCTATTATGTTCCCGGCCCAGATGATGAGGGTCGGGGTGGAGATGGAGCGGGTCGGGTAGACGGCCTTCTCCCACCAGTCCCAGTTCTTGTCGAGCACATCGATGTTCCGGCACACCTCGTCGGTGTCGAAGTCGTCCTGGTACAGAACATCCGGACGGACGCTCTCGTTGCGGAGTCCTCGCGGCGCGTTGCCCGCGCCTATGCCGAGGAACATAGCCCCGCCTTTGGTCTTGAAGCATTTCTCCTCCCATTCGCCCAGCGACTTCTGCTCCCCGTAATACTGTGTTATGCGGCGGTTGGCCTCGAAGTTCGCGCGGTATGGGGCGAGCAGCCGCTTGGCCGCGTCCTCGGTTGCGGAGCTGAGCAGAATCATCTTGCGCCGCCCCGTAAGCACGAGATACATTATCGTCATCATTATGACGGTGCTCTTCGCCAGCTCGCGGGACCACGAGAGGACCTCGTACCATTCGTCATTGTTCAGGAGCCGGCTGATGGCCTTGACCTGGAACTTGGCGAAGGGGGCCTTGGCGTAGCCGGGGAAAAAGAACTTCATCCACTCGGTGGGATGCGCCTCCAGATACAGGCGGTGCTTCTCGATGTCAGCCTCTGACATCGACTCGTCGATGGGGGTCTCCTCGTAGACCGAGCGCTTGATGGACTCCCAGAACCTGAGCGCGTCTTTGTCTGTCTGCTTCATAGGCTACAGGAGTGATCTGATGAACTTGTCGAAGACCCCGACGAACGTCTTGGTCAGCTCGGGGTCGACCGGGCGGAGCCAGCCGATGAAGCGGTTGGCCACGCTGACGCAGTCGTGGATGCCGATGTCGTTCTCGAGCTTGTTGATCGCGTCGGTGAGCTTGCAGATGACGTCCGCCTCCCTCGCGCTGGCGTAGCGCGGTCCGCACTCGGCCGGCCGCTCGCTGATGGTGCGGTTGATTTCGGAGAGCTGCCGCTGCAGGCTCTTTATCTGCTCCTCCCGCGTCATCGTCATCGAGACCTTGAGCTCGTCCCATTTGTCCGCCTTGGCCCAGCGGATGACGGTCTGTCGCGCCACCCCGGTCGCGTCGGCTATCTCCTGCTGCGTCCGGTTCTCGTAGATGTACATTGACTTCGCCCACTGCCGGGTGTTGTCCGATTTCTTGTTGGCCATAATCTGTCCGTTTTTGTCGGCACAAAATTGACCGATAAAAGACGGCGGAGCAAATTCCGGTTTTATGATGCCCCCTGAAAACGGTATGATACCGCTCCGGAGCGGTATGATGAAAGCCAAATTTTCAGAGGTCGAAATTACCGCTCAATTTTGCGGAAAAAGAATCGGGATGAAGAACGTTTTCGACATAATGGCGAACCCTGACGGGACGGGATGCACCATACTCCTGTACGGCGAGATCGGCGACTACGCCGACGTCCGCGCGGAGGACGTGCTGGCGCAGATAATGGAGGCGGAGAGGATCTACGGGCGGATAGACATCCGCATCAACTCCATAGGAGGGCAGGTCGGGCCCGGCATAGCGATATTCAACGCGCTGAAGGACTCCGGGGCGGAGATAACCATCTGGATCGACTGCCTCGCCGCATCCACGGCCTCAATCATAGCGGCCTGCGGCAGAAAGGTAAAGATGAGCAGGTACGCGAGGATGCTCATACACAAGCCCACCGGCGGTGTCTGGGGCAACGCCGAGGAGATCGGGGCCTACAGGGAGCAGCTCCTGCAGATAGAGGACATCATCTGCGACATCTACTCCAGAAGGACGGGTATGTCCGCCGAGGAGATCCGCTCGGCCTATATGGACGGCGGGGACCACTGGCTCTCCGCGGAGGAGGCGGTCCGTCTCGGCTTCGCGGACGAGGTGTACGACGGCCTGCCCGTGAACGCAGAGGACATCGCGGGGCTGCCGCCCGACCAGAGGTGCGGCAGGTTCACAGACCTGTATTTGGGAACCTTTAACAATCAACATAAATCCAGAATCAAAATGTTTGAAAAAATCAAGAAGATGCAGCCGTTCAGCGATTGCGCTGACGAGGCTGCGGTGATGGCCAGACTGGGTGAGATCACCAGAAAGGCCGAGGCCCACGATGCCGTCAAGGCGGAGAATGACGCTTTGAAGGCGAGAATCGCCGATTTGGAGAGCAGGGAGAAGGCGGCGCAGGACGCTGCCGTCAACGCCGAGGTGGACGCAGCCGTGAAGGACGGCCGCATCGACGAGACCCAGAGGGAGAGGTATGTGAAGCTGCTCCATTCATCCGAGGCGGAGTCGGCGCGCGCCATCCTCAGGGCGCAGAAGGCCAAGAGGATGGTCAAGGATGTCCTCGAAGACGGGACGGTTGTCGAGTCCGGCAGCTGGGCGAAGCGTCAGGAGGAGATCAGGAACAGGTACAACGGCAGGAACTAAATTTTTCAAGAAGTTATGGCAATTGTAGTAAAAAACACGAATTACAACGGTGAGGTACTGGAGAGGATCCTTACCGTGGCGGCGACCGGCAATGAGATTGTCGGCAAGGGACTGATCCATGTCATCCCGGGCGTCGAGAAGAAAGTCTCCATTCCGCGTCTGCACACCGGGACGATGCTCCGCAAGCACAAGGAGGACCCGCAGGTGAGCGACGCCAAGGGCGACTTCTCCTACAGCGAGAAGGTGCTTGAGCCGAAGGACTTCATGGCCTTCACGACCTTCAACCCGCGCGCCTTCGAGAGCATCTGGCGCAAGTGGCAGCCGAAGGGGAACCTCGTGTTCTCCGAGCTTCCGGCGGAGGCGCAGAACGCCCTTCTGGACGCGCTGTCCAAGCAGGTGCAGTTCGAGCTGGGCAACCACTATGTGAACGGCGAGTTCGGCGACACCGACGACAAGCTCTTCAACGGCATCCTCACGCAGGCGGCCAAGGACAGCTGCGTCATCGTGACCAGCACGGCCACCAAGATGACCGACCGCCTAAAGGCGGTGCGCAAGGCCATCCCGATAGCCATCCGCAACAACCCGGCGCTCAGGATAATAATGAGCGTCAACGACTTCGACACCTACGATGACGAGCTGACGGCCCGCGAGGGAAAGAACGCCGACGAGACCAAGGTGAACCGCAAGGCGTACAAGGACATCCCTATCGAGACTCTGGCCGCCTGGCCGGACGACCTCATCGTGGCCACCCTCTGCTCGCCTGACGCTATGAACTCCAACCTCTTCGCGGCGGTCAACCTCCAGGACGACGAGTCGGTCATCCAGATCGACAAGGTGTCCAACATATCGGAGCTCTACTTCTTCAAGATGCTGATAAAGGCGGACACCAACATCGCGTTCGGCGAGGAGTTCGTGGTTCTCGACAGCAGGGAGACCCCTGTCTTCAAGGCTGCGGAGACCGAAGAGAAAGAATCCGGGGACGGAACCGTTTAGCGCGGTGACGCTTGTGCATTGAAAGGCCTTTTGTGATGGATTTCGAGATACTGAAGGATTTGCTGATGTTTCTGCTCCCGGGCGGCGCGATCGGGTCCGTGGTGACCTGGCTCGCCACCCGGCGGGAGCGGAAAGTCGACGTGCTGTCCAAGCTGCAGGAATCCATCGACCTCCTGACGAAGAAATACACGGAGGCGCTGGACGAGAACGTCCTGCTGAAGGCCGACAACGCCAAGCTGCTCGCCAACCAGAAGACGCTTGAGCTGAAGATAGACCACCTCACGGAAAAGGTGAGCCAGCTGACGCAACAATTAAACAGACAAGAGTATGAAAGAACACATCAGGGGGCGCACAGCCCTGCTCGTGGCCAGCGCCCTTCTGTCCGTGGCGTGCGGCACGCAAAGAAAGGCGACGGCCTACGTACAGGAGGAGTCGCAAATCCGGGAGGCCCTGCAGGCCCAGACGGAGCAGGTCGCAAGGACCGTAACGGACAGCGTCCAGTACAGGTTCCAGAACCTCCAGCAGGAGATGGCGGAGCTGAAGGCGACATTCGCCGAGCAGATACCGATGATCCAGGTGCGGGAGACGATACCGATGCAGAGCCTCATTGACCTCCCGGAGGGGGCCAAGTACGGCGCTGCCAACGGACGGGCCTCTGTCGAGGCGCAACGGCAAGGCGACAGCATAGTGCTGACCGGCAGATGCGACAGCATCGCACGCCGGTGCACCTTGTTCGAGCGGCAGACGTACAGGCAGAAGAGCACCATCGACTCGCTCCGCACCGTCATTGACGACCTCCGCGCGAGGCTCGTCCAGAAGACCTACGAGGACATCTGGAGTTCGTACTGGGCCGCCGGGGACACGTCCGAGACGGTCACGGCCCCGGAGCCGGCGAGAGTCTGGCGGTGGTTCCTCGGAGGGGCGGTGTCCGGCATCGCCGCGAGCGTGGCCGCCGGACTGCTTTGGAAGAGGTTCAGCCTCGGCAAAGTCATAAAGGGAATAATATCAAAAATCTTTTTCAAGTCATTATGAAACAGGAATACATTCACGGAAGCAAGATGATAGTGTTCGTCGGGGGCAAGGCCCTCGGGCACTGCACGTCCTGCGAGATCCAGGACCAGGCGGAGACGAAGTCCCGCTCTCTGAAGGCGCTGCCTGACTACAGCGGCGACGACGCCGAGACCGACACCGACCTCCTGCCGTCCGAGGGGGAGGACACCTCCACCGACGGACTCTGGGACGAGAAGTCCGTCTCCAAGCGTTCGGTGTCGATTTCCACCGACTGCCTCGTCTGCAAGGACGAGAAGGGGGCGACCTACGACGAGCTGCTCGAGGCTATGGACAGCGGCGAGCCGGTCAAGCTCAAGTACGCCTACGCCGGCGAGGAGACCAAGAAGTACCGCGTCGGCCTGTTCGTCATCACCAGTCTCCAGCGGAACGACCCGTCGGATGACGACTCCACCTATTCGGCATCGTTCGAGAACACCGGACGCGTCCGCACGAAGACGGTGGCCGGATCATAACCATTGCCGTCCGGGGACGGCAGTCCCCGGGGGCTTTTAACAATCAAATTAAACGAGAATCACAATGGGCAGAAACAACAATACGGCACAGATAGAGATCAGCCTGAACGGGGAGAAGTACCCGTACCGCGAGACTATGGGCGCGATGCTCGCGTTCAAGGAGGAGACGGGACGCGACACCCCGGCCGACACGGCGGACTCCGTGAGGTATATGTATCACGTCGTCAAGTCCAACTGCCGGCGCGAGGGACGGGAATTCAAGCTCTCGTTCCAGGACTTCGCCGACTCGCTCGACGGCGAGGAGTTCATACGCGTCACGGCAGCACTCGCCGCCAGAGCGGAGGGAAGCGGGGACGGAACAGAAAAAAACGCGTAGCTCCCACCCCCGTTGAAGTCATCCTCGGAGTGGCGGTCGGAAGGATCGGGATGTCGGTGGCGGAGTTCTCCGGGCTGACCCCCGACGAGTTCAGCGCCATCTACAAAGAGTGGCAGTCCGCCCGGGAGGCTGACGAAAGGGGACGGTGGGAACGCTGCCGTTGGATATGCTATTACGCAATCAGGCCGTACGCCAAGAAAGACCTCAGGCCGGAACAGGTTCTGAAGTTCGGCTGGGACGGCGTCCGGGGGGCATCCGCTCCTAAGAAGACCAAGGAGGAGCTTGAGGCTGACCGGAAGGAATTCGAACGTCTGCTGGAACTTTGGAAAGATGAGTAAGAAAGTCACATACGAGATTGATTTCACGGGCCGCGACTCCGCATCGGGGGTTGCGTCCAAAATCGTCTCCGCGGTGGTGGCCGGCCAGAAGGAGGCGTCCTCCTCCATCCGGAGGGTCAGCGCCGAGCTGCAGTCCCAGGGTGACGCCGCGTCATCCGCGGCGGCCAGGAGCAAGGCCGTCCTCGACTCCGTCGCCGGCGGCGCTGGAGGGGTGGCGTCCGGCATCAGGGCGGTGGCGGACGAGGCCGCAAGCTCCATCGGAAGACTGTCCGCCCAGGCCTCCGGCATCTCGGAGCTCCGCGCCGAGGTCGAGAGGCTGCAAAGGGCGAAGACCGAGGCCTACGCGGCCGGGGACAACGGGAAAGCATACGATATCGAGGGACAGATACGCCAGCTCGGATACCAGATCAACCGGATGAAATCCGTCAAGGCTGAGTTGGAGGAGCAGAGAAAGGCGGCGGAGTCCCTGTCCAGCACCTACACGCGCACATACGACGAGGTCTGCCGGTCCCTCTCGTCCGGAGAGGGAGACCTGTCATCCTACACGCAGCTCATCGAGAACCAGAAGAAGGTTGTCGCCGACCTGTCGGCGAGGTATCAGCAGCTGAAGGCGGCAAGGGCGTCCTCCTCCGAGACCTCCGCCCTGCTCTCCGAGCTCAACGAGGAGAAGGGGGCGCTCTCCGGGATGAGGGATGCGGTAGCCGGCTACCGGCAGTCCAACGCCACCCTCGAGACGCAGGTGATGAGGGTGCGCGAGGAGATGGGGCGGCTTCTTCTCGCCGGAAAGGAGAACACCGCCGAATACGAGCGGCTCCGTCAGGAGCTGGAGCGTCTCGGGACGGCGTACCGGGAGGTGCAGGCCGAGCAGAAGTCCCTCTCCTCCGGCGCGGCGCAGATTGGCGGTGTGATAAGCGGGATTCAGGGTCTGATGGGAGCCTACTCCGCCGGGTCGGGCATCGTGTCGATGTTCGTGCGGGACAGCGAGAAGCTAATGGCCGTGCAGACCAAGATGCAGTCCGTGATGGCCGTGATGATGGGCGTGCAGCAGGTGTCGAACACCCTCCACGCCACGAGCGCCTTCCGGGTTGTGACCTGCAGGAGGGCCACCGAGCTGTGGACGGCGGCTCAGAACCGCCTTACGGCGGCGTTACGGCTCTCCTCCGCCGCATCCAAGGCGATGCTCGCCACGATGACCATGGGGGCGTCCCTCATAGCGACGGGCGTGATAGCCGCTATCAGCAAGCTGGTGTCGAAATACAGGGAGAAGACCGAAGCCCAGAAGGAGGCCAGGAAGGCGGAGGAGGAGACGATGAAGTCCGTCCGGTCCTCCGTGGCCGGCAGCGTCGCCTCGCAGCTCGTCGCCTACCGCAAGCTGCAGAAAGCCTGGAACGACCTGTCGGGCAACATAGCCAAGCAGAAGAAGTTCGTGACGGACAACGCCGAGGAGTTCAGGAAGCTGGGCGTCCGGGTGAATTCCGTCAGGGACGCGGAGAATGTGCTGGTCAGCGGGGAGTCGGCGTTCGTGGAGTCGCTCAAGCGCAGGGCGATGGCCGCCGCCGCGATGGAGCTGGCCTCGAAGAAATACCAGTCCGCCGTGGAGAACATGCTGAAGGCGGAGGACGCGGGGAAGGTCACGGACGATGACCGGAAAAAAGCCCGCACTTATGCTGAGGGCGTTTATCAGAGCAGACTGTCATCGGCGGACGGGGTGCTCGGACGAGGTCAGGTGAGCGGGCGGAAGCGGCAGATAGTCGGAGCCGCCTACGCCTCCAACGTCGGTACCTACGGCGAGGCGAGGGCGAAGGAATACGGCGATGCGGCGAAGAAGGAGATGGCCGAGGGCGACCGCTACTTCGGCATCGTGAAGGAATACAACGAAGAGGCGGACAGGCTGCTGAATGGCGGCGGGATGAGTCCGTCCGGCGACGGCGGAAGCCTCGGCGGGAAGGCCGGTAGCATCGACGCCATAGAGAAGAAGATACAGTCGCTCACCGCCCAGATGAAGTCCGCCGGAGCTTCCGAGAGGGCGGAGCTGCAGAAGGACATCAACGCCTGGCGGAAGAAGCTCGAGGCGGTGAACCTCGAACTGGAAGCGCTCAGCGTGCCGTCCGACCCCCAGACGATTCAGGAGCTGGACACGGCCATCACATACTACGGCAAGATTCTGAAAGTGGCCGGAGCCTCCGAGCGGGCGGAAATCCAGAAGACCATCAACGGATACACGAAAAAGAAAACGGCAATTGAAAGCAGCCTGAAGGCCCTTTCAGTCACCGCAGACCCTAAGACGTTCGAGGAGTATTCGACCGTCATATCCGCGCTGGAAGATCAGCTCAAACAGGCGGCGCAATCCGAACAGGCCGGGATACAGGCCACGATAAACGCGTACAGGCGTGAGGAGGAGGAACTGAAAGCCCGTGTGGCGCTCGCCTCTGCCCCCGCCGTGCTGAACAGCCTGGCGGACTACGAGCAGGCCATATCGGCGTGCGAGTCCGCCCTGCGGTTCGCCAACGATGAGGAAAGGGCGAACATACAGCGGACAATAAACGAATACAGGAAGAAAAAGGAAGCCATCGAGGAGTCGCTTGAAGCGCTCGACATTCCGGCTGACCCGAAGACCCTGGAGGACATCGGCAAGGTTATCTCCAGTCTCGAGGCCAAGCTTATGAAGGCCAGCGTATCGGAGGCCGCCGAGATAAACAGGGAGATAGCCCTATGGAACGAGAAAGCGGATGCCATACGCAACGCCGGGAAGGAGGCCGTGAAGACGGCCGAATCCGCCGGTGACGCGCTGAAGAGCAGCTGGAGCGGCGCGAAGCAGATAGGCAGCGGCATAGATGGCATAACTGAAGCCCTGGAGGGGAACGGCAGTGCGTGGAGCAAGCTGACGGCTATCGTGGACGGCTTCCTTGGCATCTGCGACGGAATAAAGGCCGTAGTCGGTGTCATACAGACGCTCACGTTGGCCACACAGGCCCACACGGCCGCCAAAGGTGCCGAGAGTGCGGCCGTAGCGGCGGAAGCCGCGACGGAAGTGGCAGCGGGTGCGCAGAAGATAGCGACCAACTCGGCGGTGTCCGCATCCAACACCGCGCTCGCGACTACCAACACACTCGCCGCAGGCAGCGGCGCAGCCGCAGCGGTGGCATCGATTCCGTATGTCGGTCCCATTCTGGCCATCGCGGCCATCGCAAGCGTGATAGGGGCCATCCTCGCCATCCCGAAATTCGCGGACGGCGGCATAGCGAGCGGCAAGACCCTCGCCATGGTCGGGGAATACGCCGGGGCCGCCAACAACCCGGAGGTGATCGCCCCTCTCGACAAGCTCAAGTCCCTCCTCGGGGCCGAGGAGGGAGGCGGCAGAAGGGAGATTGAGTTCAGGATAAGGGGAAAGGATCTCGTCGGGGTGGAGAGAAGGGAAAACAACAGGAGAAGGAGGTCATAGTATGGCGATGCTTGTGAGATATTCCGGAGCCTTCCGTTCAAGGAAGGGCGTGATTTGGAGGTGCGACATCCTCCAGGAGACCGACACGGCTTTCAAGGTCGGGCGGCTCAGGTTCCCCGACGTGAAGCCGCTCGTGCTGGAATACAACGTGACGGCCAAGGAGGAGGTGGTGTGCGGAAGCACGGCCACGCTGACCATCGTATCCCCCGGCGACAGGACATACCTCGACCTCTACACGATAAAGCCGGGCCGGATACGGCTCGACGTCTACCGCTCCGGGAAACTGTTCTGGAGCGGATGCCTTGACCCGGAATTCTATGAGGAACCATACGACAGCGCCTCGGACTACGAGGTCAGCCTTACCTTCTCCGATTTCGGGATTATCGACAGGATGCCCTACGACCTGTCCGGGCGCAGGACCCTGAGGGAGCTTCTCGACACGGCGCTTGGGAAGTCGGGGCTGAACTTCGGCGGGGTGGACGAATCCCTCGTCTCCACGCGGTTCCCTGACGGGACGCAGCTGACCCTCCAGTCCCTGAAGGTCGCCTCCGAGAACTTCTATGACGAGGACGGGGTGGCCTCATCCTACAGGGAGGTCATCGAGGGCATATTCCAGCCGCTCGGACTGAGGATGATACAGCGCTCCGGGAAGGTGTACATATACGACATCAACGGTCTGCACGGGGCGGCGGAGTCCCGCGAGATAGTCTGGCAGCGCGACGGCTCACTCGGTACGGACACGGTGTACAACAACATCAAGATAACGTTCTCGCCCTATTCGTCGGCGGATGTCATCGACGGGGAGCTTGACTATGGCGACGTGGCCGGCCCCGAATGGACCAACCTCACATCGGACAGTTCCGGGGTCAAATACAACAATGGAAACGTTCCGGCGGGGATGTCCGCCCCGGAATGCTACTCGTATTACATCGACTATGACGAAAGCCACAGGCACGGCTATGACTGGGACTACTCCCTGATAGGCTTCACGATCTTCCTGTCACGGGATGCCGCCAAGTGCCCCGGGCTGGCCGAGATAGGCGGGGGCAATTCCTTCTTCAAGATCCAGCCGATGCTCGGGGGCAACGAGACGGAGGGCGTGGCCGGCGGTTTCTGTACAGGCGGTCACGGGTCTCTGGCATCCGGCTACCCGAAAAGGAAGGGGCTGTCCCCGGAGTCGCACCCGAAGACGCTCGCGATGAGGACGGTGCGGTGCTATCTCCCGGATATGGAGGAGGCGGACGCCGCGAACAGCTACCTGCGCATCGAGCAGGAGCTGCTCTTCGATCCGAGGTACAATCCGTTCGAGGAGTCCGGCGACGGCAACGAGTCCGGGAACTGCGACTTCGTGACGAACAACGCAGCGTTCGCCTTCGTCCCGGTGGCGATAGTGGTCTACGACGAGGACGGCAAGGCCCTCTGCCACTATTCGAACGAATGGCTGACCCAATACGGGCAGCCGGGGAACGGCTTCGTCTCCACCGCCTGCGACAGGTACGGCGGCAAGTGGGGATGGAAGGACGGAGAGGCGGAATGGGGCGAGGCGTGGCTGGCCTATTACGACCCGGACGACCTTTTGACCGGGACCGGCGTGATGGGATGGCAGTGCAACAGGCAGAGCGTGGGCAAGCCCTGGACCTGGTCAAGCGAGAAGGTCAAGAAAAGGAAGTATAAATATGTGGACAAGTCCGACGGCAGCATCCAGGACTTCTGGATGTTCGACTCGTTCAAGAAGCTCCCGGACGGCCAGTTCATCCCGTATCCGCCTAAGGGCGGCTATCTGGAGGTGAGGGTGTACAACGGGGTATGGGCGTTCGACGACACGGACCTGTTCGACAAGGACGCCTCCGGATATTTCAGCGACAAAAATGGCTACGGCAAGATCCGCTGGCAGCTGTACAAGCTGCCGAGGGTGTCGGTGGTGAAGAGAACCCTTACGCTCGACGAGGAGACGATGGACGATGTGGAGTACTCCGGCGTGCTGAACGCGGAAGCGAAGGAGGAGCTGGAGATCGACACCGTCTGCGGGACCGCCGACATAGTGTGTCCGACGGCCAAGGGCATATATCTGTCCTCCGTGACAGGCGGGCAGATTCAGAAGCTGACGAGGGCGGGCAGGACGGCCCATCCGGAACAGCTGCTCATCGGGACGCTCTACAGCCAGTACGCGGACAGGCGCACGACCCTGTCCGGAGAGGTGGACATCGACCCGGACGGCCTGTCGCCGTATGCCGACCCGCTGCAGGGGGAGGACGCCAGGTTCATAATGAGCGGGGAGACCGTGGACGCCAAGGAGGACTCGTCCGAAGCGACGTTCACCGAGATCCGTCCGGACGAATATGAGGGAAGGGAGGAATGACGATGTCAAAGGAATATATACAGAAAACGACCAGCAGAACGGCAAGACCCCGAAGCAGGAGGCTGAGGGAGCTCGGGGTCTCTTCGTCAGGAGGAGCCGTGTCCATAGTCCAGAACGCCGGGACCGGGTCGGGTTCGTCCTCTTCCGGAGACGGACACACCCACAGGAACCTCCCTTACCTCGACCAGATAACGACCGACTACGACGGCTACGTCAAGCTTACCCAACCGAGGGAAAACGAGGATGACGGCAGCGTCAGCACGGTCACGGAAAAGGCCAAGGCCGGGTATGCGGACGAATCCGCGCATGCGGTGGAAGCCGACCTCGCGAAGGACTCGGAAAAGTGGTCTGGCAAAGCGTTCGCCGATTACCTCGACCAGCCGGTAAGGAAGGGCGACATCGTGGAGTTCGCCCGTGTGGTGGCCGGGATCATCGGCTCGCCCGATTTCGCGTCCGGCATCGAAACCGGCGCGGGATGGAAGATAGGCTCCGGCGGAGAGGCGGAGATGGCCTCGCTGACGCTGAGGTCGTTCCTCAAAGTCCCTCAGCTCATCTACAACAAGGTCAGGGTGACCGGCGGCGAGATGTGGAACACCGAGGGTGGGACCATAGCCGGGGTGGCCGCCGACGAGGGAAGCGCGAGCGCCTATATACTGACGATGCAGGTGGAGGACGGCGATACCATAGACCTTGACGTCGATGACATCTGCAAGGGTCACTACAACAGCAGCGGCGGCTTCGTGACATCGTATTTCAGGGTCACATCCGTAGACCAGGCGGCGAAGACCGTCAGGGTCGTGCTCGGGGCCGACGAGGCCGTACCCGGAGGGGCGAACGCCGCCCCAGTCCCGTATATGAACATCGCCCGCTACGGCAATTTCACGCAGACGGAAAGGCAGAGAAGCCAGTACTTCTCCTCTCCGGAGCAGCGGATAGCGCTGCTCGACGGAGTCGACCAGTATATCATCCTGCCGGAACACTACAAAATCATCATCGGTTACGTCCCGGACTCGCTGATTCCGGACAACCTGCCGCTCAGAGCGCGTCCGTCGATGTATCTCGACACCGTCCTTGCGAAGAACTTCGTGCAGCTGGACAGCGCCGGCTCCGTGGTGAAGACGGTGCGCGACCGCGGCCTGTGGACGGCATCCCCGGACAGCCCGTATCTCTGCAATGCGGAGTATCAGGACGAGGTGTACCACAGGTCCTGCAAGTACAGGTGTCTGGTCGAGGGGACGGAGGCCGAGCCGCGGTACGACTCCACCGACTGGCTCCTTGTGGCCGGAGACACCGCCCTTGAGCTGACTATAGAGAGCACGGCCGGAGAGGTCTTCCTTTATGGAAGTCTCGACACCGCCCTGACGGCGACCGTCCGCAGGGGCGTGACGGACATCACGGGAGACATCCTCGACGCCGACTGGTCGTGGTCGAGGGACACGGGGGACGCAGTGGCAGACGGGGTCTGGAACACCGACCACGCCGGATGCGGCAGGAGCGTCGCCCTCACGCAGGAGGACCTGCCGGGACTGTCCGGGAAGTTCATCTGCAGGGCATACGTGAGGGACGGGGCGGAGAGCGTGGAGGCGGAGGTGGCCATCTGACATTTGAAAGGCATTTGAAAAGCATATGAGAAAGACAAAAAGAATAGGGATTGTCTACAATCCGCTGAATATTTCCACGATGATGGTGGTCCGCGGGGGCAGCCTCACGCAGACACACTGCGCGGAGACGGGCGAGTATGTCCCGGACAGGAGTCTGACTCCCCTTGTCATCCGCCCGGCGGTGTATGTGAGCGACCCAGACGGCATAGTCGGGGACGGTGAGGTGTCCCTTACCGGAATCCTCTGGTACGAGATACCGCAGGATATGCTCGGGCAGATAACCGACGGGGCGTATGTCACCGGCGAGCTGTCGCGCTACCTCATCACGGCAGCCACGGAGGGATACTCCGTGGCCGGGGACGGCACGCTGACCGTGACCAAGAACATAGCCTATCTCGACCCGAAGGTACTGGTGTTCACCGCAGCGTACCCGGACGCCCGGAGCGGCAAGGTGTTGCGCATACAGGCCACGGCCACGCTCTCGACGCTCTCATTGGCGGAGGCCGCCACTCTGACCCTCGACAAGCCGGCGAGCTTCGTGTTCAACCCGGTCACCGACTCGGGGGTGCGGACGGTCAAGGCGACGCTGCTCCTCGGAGGAGCCGCGCCGGATGCCGGCAGATGCAAGGCGGCTTACTGGTGGTACAAGACGATCGGAGGGGTCGAGTCCCTGATTGACGCGGACGATGACCTCTTCTACGAGAGCGGACAGAACACTGACACGCTTACCGTCGACCCACGTTATGTCGACGGGCAGGTGAAGATCGCCTGCAAGGCGGAATATGCGCTTCCGGGGGAATCCCTTCCGGCATCCCCCACATCCGACTGCCTTACGGCCGAAACGACGGTGGTGAGACGTTATCCCGACTACGACTTCGAGCATTTCGTGCACGGCGGCGTGGAGGTGTCACCGAACGCCGAAAAGGTAAAAAACGAGTGTGTGGTCACCGTCGGGAGGGAGGTGGTCGAGAACCCCTCGGAGCATTTCCACATACGCTGGCTGATAAAACGCGCCGTTTACGGGGCGGAATGGGCGGTCTTGGGCTACGGAGAGAGCATAATGATACCGGCGTCGGAGTTTGAGAACGCGTCCGATGTCGCACTTGAGGTCGACGGGTTCGACCCGCTGGGGGCGCTCTGCGACGGGGGCTCGGTGATATGTGAAAACGGGAAAGTACTTACACTTTAGAGATATGAGATACTTGTATGCAAAGATACCCGCGGTGAAAGCGGAGGACATCGGGGTCGCCGGACTTCGGATGCTGACCCCGGACGGGGCCTATGTCATCATCAACGAGAGCGACCTGCAGACCTATGGCACGGACGCCGGCTTCAGCTCCAAGGTCGAAGCCTTGGGAGGGAGAGTGCTGACCGCCGATGAGGCCAGAAAAGAGTTGAACAAATAATACTGAACAATATGAGCGAAGTAAAAGGACAGACAACCATCAAATACGTGCGTCAGGGCGACACCCTGACCTGCACGCTGCGCAGCACATTTCCGCTGAAGCAGTTCATCACGAGCGGGAACGACACGGTCACACCATCGTTCGCCGCGAACAAGCCCTGCATCTACCCTGTGGTCAGGAGCTCGCTGAAGGCGGCGCGCATCGCGCCGTCCGCAAGCGGCGCGGTCTGGAGCTACAACGGGCAGGAGCTGCTCTTCGACCCGTCCGGTCTCAGCACCGCGATGGGCAACATCGCGGCAGGAACCTTCAAGAGCGAGACAAAGACCGTGGACGGGTTCACCGTGCCGACCCTGACCATACTGAAGGAGATCGCCTCCGCGGGCAACATCGACTCGGACACCATCGAGTTCAAGGGCGCTGTCAACACCGGGTTCTCGTCTCTGGTTTCAGCCTCCATAGAGGTCGCCATCGAGCAGACGGACGGTGAGGCGTGTCTGGGATACGTCACGATAAACAACGGCGGAGTCATCGATGACTCCACCGCTCTGCTCACCGCGACCGCCCACTTCCTGCTCGGAGGGGTCGAGAAGACCTCCGGGGTGTCCTATAAGTGGTACAAGATGAAGGTGGCCGACGGTGCGGACGGTTGGGTCGCCACAGGCGCCACCTCGCAGAGCATAACGATAACTGCCTCGGATGTCAATTCAAGCGAATTGTACAAATGCGAGATGACATGCGGTGGCAAGTCGTCAAGTGCTGTGATGGAGGTCAGCGATGAGACCGACATCCTGATCATCTACCCTAATCCGACCAACAGTGCCGGGGAGAGCGTCCCTGAAGAACTGAGTTCCGCCCAGACGTCGATAATCTACTGCCCGAAAGTGTACAAGAGGGCGACGGGGGCCGAAGTCTCGGGATTCACCTTTAACTATCTCCTGACGGACGCATCCGGGAATACGGTCGCCTCGCAGGACGGCGGCAGCTCGTTCACCGTCACCCTCTCTCACGCCGCGCAGGCCGGAGGGGACATAACGCTCATAATGTCTGCGGAGTAATGTGCATCGTGAATATGATTAGAAAAATAACAAGAATTGCGTACAAGCAGGCCCCGGAGAAGGGGGACAAGGGAGATTCCGGCCCCATCCACCGTATACGGCCATGGGCATCGGGAACGGAGTATATGCCAGGCCCGGGGTATAAGTATGAGGATTTCGTGTACTATAACAAGCGGTACTACAGCTGTCAGAAGTACATCGCATCTTCGACCACCAACCCCTACGATGCCGTCCTGAACAGTACGGGTGAATGGGCATACGAGCCGAATTTCAATTTTCTTGCAACCGGAGTGTTCTTTGTCGGCGACGGCGAGGGATGGATTTTCGATGAAGGAGTGATAAGTCACACTTCCGGGAAGATATCGCTAACCGCTTCCGGGCAGATAATCGCGGGGAACGGGGTCTTCACCGTGGACAAGGACGGGAATATGACGGCCAAGAGCGGCACTTTCGGCAACCTGACCATAGGCTCGACCGCGGCGGGATACCCGTGTCTGAAGGGAAGCGTCTGGTATGACGACATCGAGGAGCATTTCATCGAGCTGTCTCCGGAGGTGTTCAAGCTTGGCGCGAGACAAAACGGGGAGGAGGTGGAGGTGATAGACTTTATGCCTTACTTCTACTCTGACAAATATGACCGTAATGATTCGTTCCGCATCAAAATGATGTCGAATAGCAAAATGGCGATTGAGGGAGGGATGATTGCCGGCCTGCGGCCGCAGGTTGTCGTGTCATCCGCGGCCACCGTCTGGCTCGGCAATATCGGAGGCGGGGCGCATCCTGGCACCTACATCCTGACTGGGCTGAATCAGACCGTGAGGACACTCCAGACGGACGGGTATCAGGTCGGGGACAGCTTCACGGTGGTCAGTAGGTATGACTCCACCGTGAAGGTTTACAACTCCACCCAGGAGAACATCTTCAGCACGCTGGACAACACAAGCTACAGCCCCGGACAGACGATACAGATTCCAGCCGCCACGGCGCGCTCGTTCCATATGGTGTGGACGGCTTCAGGATTTATACTTTACAAATAACGCAACAATATGAGCAAGAAAGAATTATCATCATTCAAGTCGTTCACTCAGGTGGACGAGGGCGACCTGCTTTTCGGCAAGTCGCTGGCCGGGGGCGAGTACGGGTTTTTCCCGGCGTCGCTTCTCGGGAACGACGGCTACGCCGCCGTCCGCTTCAATCTTGACCAGTCATCCCCTGCTGGGGAGCGCTGCGGCAACCTCGAGTATGTCCGCCAGCTGCCGTCCCTGCTCGGCCTCGGCTGCTACCTCGTCGGCGACGACCACTCCAGAAAGAAGCTCGACCCGAACAACCACTACAAGCTGGCCACCGGCGAGACCGCCAAGCTGGACGGGACTATGGGGCAGTATATGTGGGGTACGAGGACCCCGTTCTACGTGGCCGTCTGGATCGAGGGCAGCTACCTCTACGAGGCGGTCTCATTGAAGCCCATCCCCGGGCGAGAGTGCTACAGAGTTCCGGTATTTTCTGTGGGTGCCGGACACGCCGGAATCATAGACAGGACCAACGATATCCTCTGCTCCCTGATAAGCACGGCGGAGCAGTACCGCGGAGGCGGTGGCTCCGCCCTCACGACCGGAAACGGGTCGTCAGAGAACCTGTCGATGCTCGGGTATGCGGGTACCGTGAAAGGAACGGCCACGTTCGAGAGTCTGGGCAGAAAACGAGGGGAAGGATGGGGCGCCGGCTGGTACTGGATAGAGACCGCCATAATGATCCTTTTCGACATCATCCTCGGCACGAGGAACAGTCAGGCCGCGTACAATGCCACAAAGGACTCCGACGGCCTGTACCAGGGAGGTCTCGGCCCAGGCATATCAAGTATGCCGGACTGGAACGGTTACAACAGCTATTATCCGGTCGTCCCGTATTCCGCAGGGGTCGAGCTCGGAGACGCTCTCGGAGTGGGTTCGTTCGCCGTCAAGAATTCGAATGGGGCGGTTGTCTACAATGCGCCGATACCTTGCTTTTTCGGTCTCAAGAACCCGTTCGGTCATCTCTGGGTCGGCAAGAACCGCATCGTGGCCGTGATCAACTCTGACAACTCCTATTCGTTCTATGTAGCGAAATCATCGCTCACTGAATGGACATATTCTGACACGGCCAATATGATAAAGGTCGGGACGATCGTCCCTTCCACCCCGGGGACGTGGAGTTATGTCAAGCGCATCAACTTCCTCGGTCTTGCTGGAATGCCGTCGGAGGACGGGGCGACATCCTCCACGCACAGATGCGACGGCTGCTACTTCCAAACTGGCATTTCTGGTTTCCGGGCTCCGCTCGGTTCGGGCGATGCTGGCAATGGTGGCTCTGATGGCCTGGCGTGCTTCGGTGGTGACCTTGCGCCCTCGAATGCCTATGCGGCCCTGTCGTCGCCCCTCTGCGAATGTGCGGAGGACTTCGATCCGAATCCGAAGGTGTACGCCTGATTCGTGGTACGGGCGACGCGGAGGCAAGGAAACCGCGCAGACCGCGTAAGCGGTTGAGCATAAACCAAGGCATCCGCTTGCGGATGCAAATGAAGTTCTTTGAAATACTGTTCTTTCTTTTCCTCGGAAAACCGTCGGCGGCGATAAAGAATCACCGCCGCAAGGCGGTTTTTTATACCGGGATTTTCAACGGTCCGATGAAATTCGTACCTTTGTCCTGCCTTATGGCGGGTTTATCCCCTCAGGCGGTAGGTTTCTGGTTTCCGGGCTCCGCTCGGTTCGGGCAATGCTAACAATGGTGGCAATGATGGCCTGGCGTACTTCAATGGTAACAATGCGCCCTCGAATGCCAATGCGAACCTGTCGTCGCCCCACTACTTGGGAAGCTGGTTGTGTTTGCACCCGTTTCCTGTTTGGGGATGGACCCCGGCCCTTGCCGGAAGACATCATATCAAAACGGGTTCCGGTAGGTTCTCAAGAATTCGACGGCGCCTGTGAGAGAAAGCAGACACGTGACACTCATAACACTCTGACACTTGTGCGAAGACACGGACACCTGTCGGAGGCCATAGGGACGGCGGACAACTTCCGTACCGCGCACCACTTGGCCTCACGGCGAAAGAAGAGAAGGAAGGAGGTGGTGGCGTTTGAGGCCGATTTGGAGTCAAACGTGAATCACCTTCTCCATCTTTTTCTGACATCCTCGTATCGTCCGACCGCCGCGGACTACACCTACAAGACCATCCTCGAGAAGAAAGGCCGCAAGGAAAGGTTCCTTTCGATGCTCCAATACTGGCATCACGTCTATCACTGGGGCGTACTGTACAGGACAGAGAACATAATCGACAGAAGCCTCGACGAGCGCTGTTTCGCCTGCGTACCGGGACGGGGTCAGCATATGATGGTGAAGCTGATAAGCCGTGACCTGAAGGCCCACCCCGAACTGAAGGCGTTCGCCAGCCTTGACGTGTCGAAGATGTATCCCCACATACAGCACAGTGCGCTGAAGGCCAACCTGCGGAGGAAGATAAAAGATCCTGCCTTCTTGACTCTCTTGATGCCGTCATCGACAGCAGCATAGGCACTCCTATGGGGAATGACGACCCGAAGCATCCGGCCGGAATAGCCATCGGCCTGAAGATTTCGACCATCTATGCCAATGTCTCGCTGTGGGCCTTTGACCACGACCTGCGGCGGCTGTTCGGGTTGCGGTCAGACCCCGTTCTGATGCGGAAGATGGCGGGGATGTATGTCGCCGCAAGGAAGGCCTCCGCCAAGACGGAATCCGACCTTGCCGAAATCGCAAGGGGCGACGCCTATCTTGAGTCGCTTTTCAACCGCTACGTCGACGAGGGCATCCGCTTCTACTACCGCTTTATGGACAATGTCCTGATCCTGCACGAGGACAAGACGTTCCTCCATCTTGTGGTCGACTGGATAGCCCTGTACTGGGCGACCGAGCTGAGGTTCACGGTCAATCCCAAATGGCAGGTGGGCGCCACGAAGTGCGGCTTCACCATCGTAGGATACCGCATCTTCGCCGACGGACACATCCGCGCGAACCGTGAGGTCGTGCTGGACATCAAAAGGAAAATCCGGAAAGGCCTGAAGATGGGCCTGACCTATGACCAGATAAGGGTCGCGATATCGTCCCGGCTCGGTACGGTTACGCACGCGGACGCGAGAAATTTCTTAAAGGTATATCATATGGAAAAGAAAGAACGTTTGGGCGCAAAGATTAACAGGCGCAAAAGTCAATGTCCGTTCGAGATTGCCCACGGCCAGCAGAGACGGTTTGAGAACTTTCTGTTCGATCCGGGGAAAGGGCAGCCGGAGGAGGACTTCCTGATGGAGCTCAGGGATTATGCCGTGATTGACTCCATCAAGGAGAAAAACGATGACGGGACTCCGAAGAAATGTCTCGCGATACGCTTCGAGTGGCAGGGAAAGGAGTTTTCCTACACGGACGACAGAGGCAGGGAGGTGCTTGTTAAGCCGGGCGAGGAATACTTCTCGTACACCGGGTCGAAAGTTCTCATAGAACAATGCGAAACGGAGTTCTCGAAGGAGGACTTGCCCGCCCCTACTGTTATAAGGATAGAAGTGAATCAACGAAACAAAAAGTTCTATAAGTTTACTTGATATGAAAACAGAATCATTCAGCGCGGTATATCCGCGTCAGATGCGCCCCTCAAAATATGACGGGGCGCATTTTTTATGTTATCTCGATGAGAAGCCGGCCGCTTTCAAGCCCGACGACTCATCGGAGGCTGTCGACGGCTTTTCCTACACCGGGACGATGCCGGACGGCGGCACGCTCGTCGAGTGCGACGAGTGGAACCGCGACAAGCTCATCAACGGCATCATCAGGACGAAATACCTCCAGACGGAGGAGGACGCCCTGAAGACGCATCAGATTCAGCTGCTCCAGGCCGAGGCCGGTTTGGAGGGAGGCGGGCTGTCCGATGAGAAGAAGACCGAATATATCAGCGAATGGCAGGAGTTCCAAGCGTTCAGGCAGGAGGCCATCGACCTCGTGAACGGCTGGGACAGCTGGGAGTAGGAGGGACTGTCTATGGGAACGATAAGCAAGGATTTCTCCTTCCGAGAATTTGAGGTGACGGACAGTCCGTCTCTCCGTATTGACAATGTCATCCGTACCATTGAGGTGAGGGACGCGGTCAAGGCTCTCGTCACCGAGGTTCTCCAACCGCTTCGCGACGCCTGGGGAGCGCCGCTCTCCGTGAACTCCGGCTACCGCTGCCCTGCGGTCAATAGAGCCGTGGACGGAGAGGCCACAAGCCAGCACCTAAAAGGTGAGGCGGCGGACATCTGCCCCTCCAGAATGAGGAACGACCCAGATGTGGGCGAGGAGAGGGTCTTCGCGCTCGCGGAAAGGGTACGAGACCTCGGACTTCCTTTCGACCAGATGATACTCTACCCGTCATTCCTGCATATCTCGCACAAACTGAAAGGTGCGCAAAGGGGGCAGATACGCTACAACCGGAGATATAAGGGAAGACGGCTCTGAAGCCGGTCAAGGCCTTTCGGGAGTGGGCTTAAAAAACTCCCGGCCTGTAAGAACCAGTACCACCCACTTCTTACACAAATGCTGCGACGAGCAAAGCCGGGAGTTGAATCTCTCGTTTGTTCGTCGCAGTTTTGTGCGTATGGGTGGTACAATGCAAAGGTAGCAAATATTATTTAATTCAACAGATATGAGAACACCAATATCCTATTACGGAGGGAAGCAGACGATGCTGAAGCACATCATCCCCCTCATTCCGTCTCATCGGCTCTACACGGAAGCGTTCTGCGGCGGGGCTGCGGTACTGTTCGCCAAGTCCCCGGCCGAGTCGGAGATAATAAACGACATCAATATGGAGCTGACGAACTTCTATTGGACGGCGCAGGTCTATTACCGGGACCTCAAGACAGAGATCGACAAGACTCTGCACTGCCGCGACATCCACGCCCACGCGGCGCACATCAACGCGTACCCCGAATTCTTCAACTCCGCCCAGCGGGCCTGGGCAGTATGGGCGCTCTGCAAGATGTCGTTCGCCGGGATGATGGACGGCTCGTTCGGGTATGATTTCGGAGGCGGTATGCCGAAGAAAGTCCAGAATGCCAAGGACGAGTTCACCGAGAAGGTGTGCAGACGGCTGGAGCATGTCACTATAGAGAACAGAAACGCTCTCGACGTAATCGAGACATACGATTGCGAGGACGCGTTCCATTTCGTGGACCCCCCGTACATCAACAGCGACTGCGGACATTACGAGGGCGTGTTTTCCTCAAGGAATATGGAGGAACTACTGAACCTTCTTGAGTCTGTCAAGGGGAAGTTCATGTTGACGATGTTCCCTTATGACCCCATCGAGAAATGTGCGGAGAGGAACGGCTGGACGATACACCGCGTGGAGAGGACAATCAGCGCGTCCAAAACATCCCGCCGCAAGCAGGAGGAATGGATGGTCTGCAACTACGAGGAGCAGCATCAGCGGAACCTGTTCGACCAGCTCGGGGGGGGGCGATAAAGGCCGTTTTTAGCCCCCTGAATGGCGTTTTAACGATAATCCTTATACCAACACCATATGAACAAATATCATCAGATTTTACAGCGTATTCTGCTCGAAGGCAAGACGCAGCAGAACAAGAAAGGGTCGATCAAGTACCTGTTGAACCAGCGGCTGTCATTGACTCCGGGTGACCTCCTCGACATATTCGAGGGACACAACCTTGCCAGAAAGAAACTGAGGAACGAACTTGAACTGTTCACCCACGGGGAAAGAAACGTCGAGAAGTACCGGGAGGCGGGCATCTCGTGGTGGGACTATGTCGGGCCGATACTCGTGAACTCGTATCCGACATACTTCGAGAAGCTGCCGCCGCTCGTCTCCAGAATAAACCGGGAGAAGAGGAACAGCAAGAACTATGTCCTTTTCCTCGGGGCGACTGACGTGGAGAGCAATCAAGCCCCGTGCCTGTCGCTGATTCAGTTCCAGATAGATGATGGCGAACTTGTGCTGACCGCCTATCAGCGCAGCTCGGACGCGAGCCTTGGACTCCCTTCGGACATATACCATCTCTACCTGATATCGAGGCAGATAGAGCTTCCGCTGAAGTCCATCACCCTCTTTCTGGGGAACGTGCACATATACGAGAACAATCTGCCGAACACGGAAAGGCTGCTGGCCGGGGAGGAGGTCAAGTTTGAATTGAATGTCTGACCGCGAAGGCCGACAAAAAGGAAGGCTCTCAAAACACATTCAACCGGTGTTCGAGAGCCTTCTTTCAATCTGTCGTGCGCAAAATTTTCGGCACATTTCGTTTTTGCTATTCTCCGGGGCAAAAAGTCACATTTCGTTTTGCACTTTCAGCACATTTCGTTTTGGCGATTATACCTGCGATGAAACCTCCATTGGTACTCGACGAAGAAATGCTGGCTGTAGCGGTATCTTTCTTTGTAGTCCCGTGT